CAAAATTACAAATACATTCTTAAATATACAATACTAAAATAAAAAAAACTCTATCAAATTAATGATAGAGTTTTTAATGTTTAATCTATTATTTTATTCTGCTGCTTTTACTTCAAGCATTTTCAATATCTCAATCCCTTCGTCAGATTGAAGAAATGAAGCTGTTGCATCATAAGGGTCTTGCCCGAATGGTATAGCAAGCATTCTTGTTTTGTTTGTTGTAAAATTAAAATGAACCGCTGTTTGATTATTCCTAAATGCTAAGAATTTCTTATCAAAGAATGAACGCACACTTGATTTATGAGTCAATTCAGGGTCATTCATTGTGTTTAAAAACTCTTTTGGATAGTTCCTTGCATAAACTTTAATATCTCTTGCGATTACTCCTGAGTCCATTGTTGAAGGGTCTCTTCCAAATAGTATACGTATAAGGTTTTCCATTTGGTCTATTTTTAACCCCTTTGCTGCAATAATAGCATCTGCCTCTAAATCTAATTTTTCAATCTCTTTATTAGCGTCTTTTTCTGCATCAATTTCTTCAAATACATTTCCGTTACCTGGATGATAATGTAAGAACTCCTGTAATACAGGATTGGTTCTTCCTACATTTAAAAATCCATCCTCAAAGATAATTGGTGCAAGTATAAACTCACCGTCTTGCTCATCCTCAAATGGACTTCTTTGGTTTACCGCATATCTTAATGGGCGATTAATGTTCTTTTTTTCATCAAAATACAATAATGAAAAACTCTTAGTGTTTCTTGCTGCCAATATAAAAGATTTTGGAGCGGTTTTACTTTTAAGCCTATAGCTTTTGTCCTTAGGACCTGTGTGTGTTACTGTTGACATATTTAATTAAATTAAAGTTAAAAAAAGCAGGGGATTTTCACCCCTGCTATTATAAAAAATTTGTTACAATCCGTAACGGAATAACATAAAGTTGTTTGCACCTAAAGTACATAAGCAACGTTCTGAAAGGAAATTAACTTCCATTGCGTCTAAATCACTAGTTGCTGCACCACCTGCTGAACCTGTTATCCAAGTTTTGTACTTACGATTTTCGGTTTGAGATGCACGGTAACGAACGTGTAAGAACGGACGTTTTGCATTTTTACCCAATACTTGATCGTAAACAGTTGTAGAACCCGCAGGTACCATAACTCCATTTACTGTACCAACAACACCTGCTGCTCCACCCGCAAACAAACCACCACGCATTGTAGGGTCGTTTAGGTATTTCCAGTCTTGCTTGTAGAAGTCATAAGAACCTCTACGGAAACCTGTAAATCCAAGGTCAAGAGACATTTGCTTGTCATTGTTAAACAATCCGTAAGATGTTCCACCTGCACCATAGCTATTTTGTGCTGCAAGCATATCATCAACATCCAAAGAGAATGCACGATTTAAGAACAGTACGTTCTCTTGGATACTTCCTTGTTTGTCCATACGAGAAAGGATAGTATCAATATCAGCCATTGTGGTTGGATTACCCGCACCCCAAACGTTTCCTCTGTCATTGATAACATAAAACATACCTTCAGAACCTTTGTTACCGTAAGTAGGATTTAAAGATGCGTTTGCAGCACCTGAACCAGTTTCAGCAGGAACAGCTTCAATCATTGATGTTTCAAGATAATCATCAAAGCGTAAACGTGTTTCGTGTTCTGATTTCATATACCAAAGGAAACCTGTAGCTCCGTTTTCAGTAGTTATTTCTACCCATCCAATTTGAGCCATATCTGAACCATTCACAGCATATTTATCTTTAAGGATAATTGGTGAATTTTCAAAAAACTCATCTTCAGCCTCTAAAGAACCAATCATTCCTTCGGTCCCTTTTTTAAATTCAGAACCGTATACCCAAACTGTAACAGTTGAAGACACGGCAAATGTTTGTCCGCCAGCTTCGTAGTAAGCAACTGTAAATGTATTATAAGTAGTGTCTACTGACGTTACAATACCTTTGTTTGCTTCACCAGTTGAGTTTTTGGATATATAAACGGTTTGTCCTGCGCGAATTGCAATTGCTGTAACACCTGTATCGCTTACTGTGATAGTAGCCGAATCCGCATTAATTGCTCCACTTGTAGAACAGTTTGTATACTTGGTATGCAAACGTCCTTGTTCTGCCCATTTTATCATGTCAGAGTTAGATGGCATTTCGGCTCCAACCATTCTTAAAAATCCTCCTACTGTACGATTACCATAACGTTCAAATTCCTTCTCGTATGTATCAGGTAGGTACTGATTCAAAAAGTCGAAATTGGTAATATAATTTGTTGAAAGGGCTACCTGTTCAGCACTTGGCTGTAATTGGTACCCTGGGGTTGCTAATACACTCATTTTTTTTTAATTAATTTGGTTAAACTTTTCTAATACTTTTAATTTTCAATCCGTTCCCGGACTCTTGGTTTACCTCCCTTACCTTAACTCCACTTTGAGAAATGTTCTGAGGAACTTTTCTTTCGCCCATATTAATGTTTTTAATATTTGCCATAGTTCCTTCTGTTGCATCCGATATACCTTGTTCGTAAAAGAACTTAGCATACTTTTCAGGATTCATTGCCATTGATAACCCTCGGTGATAACCTGCTGCATCTTTAATCAGCCCGCTCTCGTCCATAAACTTATTAATAAAGTTTAATGGAGTAGATTGAAGTGATTTCAATTCTGCTGCATCACCAGGCGAAAACTTTAATGTTTTGTTATCATCAATTTTGAACTCAAAACCTTTGAACTCATTGCTGAATAACTCATTTGACTTTTGGTCAAACCATTGTGCCTTTTTCGTGTTGGCCTCCTGCTCGTTTTTGGAGGTTTGGATATATTGTTTGTATAATGCAAATTCTTCTTTTTCTTCATTAGGAACAGATGCCTCACTTGACACAAGCGGCAACTTGTATTGTTCCTTTTGTTCGTTAAAGAATTTCTTTGCCTTATTTAAGGTCTTTTTTCTTTCTAGTTTCTTTTTATTTATTTCTTCATCTGTATCAATATCCTCATCGAAACTAAATTCATTCATCATTAATTCAATATCCTCAGGCTCCAGCCCCTCTTCTTTTAAAGTAAAGTACTCTTTTATTAAAGAGTCTCCATCTACCTTGTTGAAATCGCGATTTAATTTAACAAAATCATCAATCCCTCTGCCTGTTTCTTTTTTGTACTTTAAAAATGCAGATACGTCTTCTGGCAATATCTCTTTTTCTTTAACAAGTTCATCAAATGATGCGATTTGCTTATTAAATTTTTTCCCTAAATATGATAGTACATCTTCATCTTTAAGTTCAATTACATTTGGCGTGTCAAGAACACTCTTTTCAGGTGCTATTACTTCAGCGGTTTCAGTTGTATCACTAGCAGTATGTTTTACTAATAATTCTTCTTCAATTTGCGCTTGACTTTTCTCTGATGGTTCTTCCACGCTTCTTACTTTAAATTCTGACATTATATTTTATTTAATTGGTTACAAAATTATACTTTATTTTTAATATTATGTTAAGTAGATTTTAAAGTGGCCCTATGTCATTAAAAGATATATCTTGTTTATTATCATAATTAGACTCAAATCTCTTTGGTGGTAACTTTAATTCTCTTTGGTTAATAAGTTCTGATTGATTTGAACTTTGGATGTTCAATCTCTTGTCTTTAGCGTCTTCTTTCTGTTTATTTATTGATGAAATTGAATTAGCTTCTATGCCAGCTAATTGCATATTGTAACTAAACTCTTCTGCCATTAATCCTTTTTTGAGTTCCGATTCTGCTGTTAGGGTTCTTATATCAAAGTTAGATTCTGCTTCAAGGATTTGGATTTTAGCCTGTGTTTCAAGTTGTATTTTTTGCATAGCTGTTTGAGATGCCATTTCTTGAGACTTTAATTGCTGTTGAGAAATCATTGCTTGTTTTTGCATTTCCATCTTTTCAGCTTGATCTTGCTTTTTAAGACGCTTCATTTTTAAGAGCTGATTTGCAAGTTTGAGGTTTTTGATTTCTCTTATATCAATAGCATCTTCAATATCAATATTCTTTTGGGCAAGTGCAATTTGGATATTAGCTTC